AAGATGATGTCGAACCCGGCGAACGCCCACCATGGCGCCTCTGGTACCTCGCGCATGATGAAATTCCAGCTAGCGGCAACACCCAGATTTCGTCCGGGCCGGAAAACCTCGACCGAAGGGAGATCACCAACGACCCCTCCGTTGTCGATGACGATGGTTCGACCGACCTCTACGTCTATCGAAGCCAGCATTTCGATCAGCAGGGCGGGGTTTGCCAAGATCGGGACAGCGAGCACCGGGATCATCGTGAGTTCACGTAGTAGTGGTGGACGATCTTCTCCAGTAGCGTGAATGTCACGCCGCCAGCGACCATCCGGTTCCACATGTCGCCGTCCTCTGGGAGCCCCCGACTTATACATTCCGGGTCATACCTATAACCCATACCGTTTCTATATAGTTGAGCGCCATCGCAGAACGCCCCATAGCCGGGCGGCCAGGTGCCCGCTGTCTGCGGACGCTTATCCGGCCAGTGGTACTGGCTCATGCCATAGGCGAAATCAACGCCCTTATCCCTAGCGACACGAAGCAACACTTCGATATGGTCATTGGTCCACTCGTCGTCGTCATCAAGCGGGGCGACCCACTCCCCACCGGCCTGATCCAACGCATGATTGCGGGCATTGAGTCCAAGCACTTGCCATTTCTGACCGGGATCGTCTGGATACAGCTGCCGGGCAATGTGCCAGAACCTGACTCGCGAGTCGTTCAGCAAGGCCGCTCGTCGCTCCAGGTCGTCCAGCTCCACTCCACGCATCCCGTCACAGACAACGTGGACTTCGATCTCCTTGTACGTCTGACGAAGAACCGACGCAAGGGATCGACCGAACAACAGGTCGTTTCGGTTGTATGTCGATAACAGGGCACTGACGAGAGTCACCCCAGGGCCGCCCTGACGCGATCCAGGTCGGCGACGATGCCTTCATTCACCCAGCGGTGGTACAAGGCCCCGTCGTGGGCGTAGACGGTCGGGTCGTTGACCCTGCGGTAGTTGTCGTCCCACTGAGACTTGCCAGCCGTCGGATGCATGTGTTCGATATGGACATCGGGCAGGTAGGTATAACGCCCTAGTGCTCGTCCCAGCTCTCGCCAAGTATCGTCTAGGAACATGTGCTTGGCACCGGGGAGCGCCATCCAGCCCAGCGCCCCGATGATCCGCTGGTCAATGAACACCTGACTGGGCAGCTCCTCGCCCCGCAGCAGGTCGTTGCCGTAGACGATCCCGCCACCCATCGACTCGTTCACGACGGTGACTTCTCGATCCCAGCCGTTTGTCCGAAAGCGATGGTCGTCGCCGATGAAACCATAGATATCGGGCGAGACGTAAGCCAGAGCTGCATTGAGCGGAGGCCCCATCCCGCCGCCTTCGGCAACGGTAATCGTGGGCAAGTCGCTGTATCCCGACTCGCCTTCAGTCAGGACGATAAGCATCTCGGTATCGGCCAGTACCTTGGTGTCAAGAAACGCAGCGTACGCCTCGGCGGCCTGGCGCTCTCTCCCCCGAGACGGCATGAGGACGGTCAGCATTCTCTCCCCCTACGAATCACTCCATCCGATGCTAGGTGTCAATTGCGGCGTGGCCCCACTCCCGGCGCCCAGGAGAACCTGCTCTTGGAGAACCAGATACCTCGTCGTGTCCCCCGTCGTGTCGTAGACGTTAGTGTCGAAGATGAAGCGCCGCCCTGGAGTCAACTCCATGGTGGCGATCGAGCTGGCCGTCGCCACCGGAGTCGATGGCGTGTCGGTCACGCCAAAGCGCAGGATGACATCGGCTGGCAGGACGCCTTCGTTCTGGAGCCAGAACCCCGTCACTCCGGTGGCAGGGAGGCTATCGACCTTCAGACGCAGCCAGCGCTCGTATGAATAGCTGCCCGCGTTGATGTTCCCGCTCGTGACCCCATCGGTGCTGCTCATGTAGACCGCCGTTTGAGGCCCCGATTCGGTGGCCGCGCCCGCGCCGGAATACACCCGCAGCGTCAGGGTTGCCGCCATCTAGGCGTCCGACCTGCCGCGAACCAGGCCCGCTGCGTTCATCATCCACTCATTCTGGGCCTCTGGCGGAAGAATGCTGAAGTCCCAGTCAGCGGTGTTGTTGTCGCTGGACGCAGTGATTACCCGACCACAGCGCGTGCAGTACAGGCGCATCGCCACATCAATCAAGCGATCGAGCGGCTCGAACCTGTGCCCCGAGTTCTCGAACGAGTAACAGGTTCGCCTCATTTCGGTGCCCCCCCTGTCGGTTCTGGCTGAGCCGCCGCCAACGCTGCCGCTTCGGTGTTCGCCGCGTCCACTTCGGCCTGCGCCTCGGCGACAGTGATCTGCGTATCGGCCGCCACCTTGGCCAACTGCTCCTCGCCAACATAGGTCTCGGTCGTCAGGTCAAGCATTCCCTTGGGGGTCTGGACCAGGATGTGGTTGAAGATATTGCCCTTATCGTCGGGATCACCAAGCGGCGCGCGGCCGTCTGTCTCGCGAGCCTCGTTGACGTTCTTCCACGACACCGAACCAAGAGCCACCTTGTTGATGTCGGCCTTGGCCTTGGTCTCATTGAGATTCAGGCTCTTGAACACGAACTGGAGGTTATTGGCGCGCCCTCCGAACGACCTGTCCCAGACGACCTCACGGGTCATGTACTTCTGGAACAGGCTCATCAGCGGACGCAGGCCACGGTCATCGGTGTTCTGGGCGCCCTGCTCCGCGGTACTGCGGTTCACGTCAAAGGTGATACCGAGATCCATCGGGGCCAAGCCGAGCACGACCGCGATGCAGCGGATGAGGAGGTCCTGCCACTCGCGAAACTGCATCTCGCGATTGTTGGCCCGGAATGGAATATAGCCGGGGTTCTTGTAGCCACCGACGATGGCCATCGCGCTCTGTCCGAAAATCTTGTTGGAGAAGAACGACTGGGCCTCGGTGACCTTCTCGGGCGTGGCGTCATCGCCGATATTGAGCACGCCGTCCGGGGCCGCGCCCATGACCATCCGGCGGTTGTACTCCATCGCCTGTAGCTCGGAGTCGATAACCGAGGCGAGCACGGCCATCGGCGACAGGCCCATCGCGCTGTTGGCCCGCGCGTTGGCGATCATGTAGACCATGTCTTCGTTCTTGAAGGTGCCCCTGACCGTGCCGTCTGGGATGAAGTAGTAGCGCGGCTTATTCGGGTCAGACCCATCCCATCGTTCGTCGATCGAAATCCACTCACCGCGAACCGGCCACAGCTCGGCGATCTCCCCGCTCGGATAGCGAACCTTCTCGACCACCCCGGCATCGAGAGTAAGCATGTCGTCGATCAGGGTCGAGGCGAATGACTGGAACGAGTCGAGCTTGGCGCTGGGCTGATCGAACAGGTCACGGATGCGTTGCTGCGTACGAGCCGGAATGCGCTTGGTGTTGTCGAAGGGGACGATGTCCCATTCAGCGGCGGCGACCTGGTTCTTGCGGATGTTGATGGCCGAAAAGACCCACGGCGTCGCCGCCCATGCCCGATACGTACCACTACCCGACGGTCTGGCTAGTGCGACATTGTTGGTCACGAACTGGATCGACCCAGTCTGGCTGTCGGTCAGACTCGGAACGAGCGCAGGGCTGGTCCTTGGCTGAAGAAACTTGCCGATGCGCTGGGTAAGGGTCAGCGGTGTAACCGGCTCGGCGATCGGCACCAAGGCCCGTGGAGACGGGCGCGTATCAACGACCACGGTTGAACGTGCCCCCCATCGATTGCGTGATGTAGCTGGACTCAGCGGCGCGATTTGCCATTGCGATCGCCTCCTCCATCGTGTATCTCTCGGTCGTAATGCCGGACAACATCGTCGCGATGTAGTCGGGGACCATTCGCGGCCCGGTATTGAAACGGAGTTCCCTCACGGAATCGTCCACGGGATCGCTGGAGCCACGCAGGGGCATGGTAACCGCTGCAAAGGACCCAGACACCCCAAGGACATCCATCGCCAGTCCCATGGCATCTATGAGGTCGTCATGGCCCTTGGGAAAACCGAGCTGCTCTGACTCCAGATCGCCACCCTTCAGGGAGCGATGGTGGTGGACACGATGCGATTCGTAGCGGGCCGCGACGGCACGAGCGCGAGTGCGCTTGTCGATGTCCGTTCGGCGGCCCACAACCGGCAGGGTCGTCTCGTTGAGAAGGTCCTGAACGAGCGTGGATTGGTGCTGGTTGGTCTCGATGATGCACTTGCTGATCGCCGGATAGGCAGCGAAGCCATCCTTGACGAACTGCCGGTGGCCGGACTCGGTCTTGACCCGGTAGGTCCCAAGCACCCAATGATGGTGCTCCTCATCCTCGGCTACGACCACGCGAGCGGTCCAGTCGGCGCGTTCTCGCTCGCTGCTGGCCAGGTCCACGCCCATCGTGAGCGTGTACCGACGATCGCGCGGCAACTCGTCGAAGTAGTCATACCACTCGCGCTTGAAGATGAACCCCTCGCGACTGCCCGAGATGTCGTTGAGATACGAGCAGGCGAAGTTGTCCCAGCCGATGTCGTCGCGTTCTGCGTACAGGCGCTCCAGGGGCCAGACTGACGGCCAGTAGGACTGGGGCCGTCCATCTTCATCCTCGTTGATTGCAGAGATGACCAGCGAGGGCCACTTGTTGGTCTCGATCAAGCGTTCGTACAGGTCACCTTCAGTCCAGACCGTGCCGTAGACGATGATCGATGCACCCTCCGCCGCCTGAGCTGGCTTCATGGTCTTCCAGAACCAGTCCTCGGTCTTCTCGCGACGATCGATGTTGTACGTATTCTCGGCATCGAGGATGTCGTCGCATTCCACGAGGTCGAGGCGCTTGCTGACGGCCGACGAGTTGTTCACGCCCCCGGTGACCATCGTGCGATCCTTGCTCGACGACCACTTGCTGTCCTTGCGCAGCCACTCTCCGTCGGTCCACTTGGCCGGTGAGCGCAGGTCTCCGAAGATTTCCTTGAAAGCCTCGGACTCACTGATCGTCCAGCGGACAGCGGACGACATCGCCTCAGCCTTCTTGTCTTTCTGGCTGAACAGGCCGATGCGGATATCCTGGTTGGTGGCGACCAGGTAGGAATTGAGGATTGTGTTCAGCCACGTCGTCTTGGCGCTACCCCGCGGGGCAAGCACGATACCGTTCTCGCCTTTGGCGATCCGCTCCAGGACGAAGTCCACCATCTGGCGGTGGTGCTGTGCTGGCTTGTAGCCAAAAACGTACTCACCGAAGGCGTAGATGTCGGTCTTCGCCAGATTACGAAGTGCCTGACGCCTCAGTTTCTCCAGGATATCCCGGTTCAGCGGCTCCCTCGGAGTTTCCATTGGTTAGCTGGGCCTCGACGACTTTGAGGGCATGTCGGTAGTAGTCATCCGAGAGTGGCGCAGTGTCTGGATCAATCAGCGCCTCCTCTCCGCGTGGGCTTGCAGCGGCGTCATTGAGCAGGGTCCGCAGCATACCGGCCATGCCGAGCATGTCGCGAGTGCCCATCTTGATCTCGCCACTATCGAGCGCTTCGACGTACTTGTCGATGTACTTGACGGCGACGTTCATCAACTGCTCGCGCCGGGCTGTCTCGAACTCGACCCACTTGTCGCCAAGAGCAGCCACGACCTTCTCGCCGAGCTGCTCCCGAAATTCGATGCGTCGCTCGTACCAGCGACCAACGCGAGCCTTGTCGGCAATGCCACTCCGAGCCATGCTGTACTTGTCGGCCAGGTCGGTCAGTGAGACCGGCGGATTGCCCGAGTCAAAAACGTACTCGCGTTCGAGGATCGCCGGATCGATCTTGCGGGCTCTAGTCACCTTAGTTCCTCCCACCAGAGATGAGTGACATGTGACAACCCCCTCCCTTTAGGGAGGGTTGTCATTTTGTCACACTTCTGGTGACAGTTACAAAACACTGTGACATAACCTTTTGTCACACTGGGTCTTCTTCCAGGTCTTCACGAAATCGAGATAGTCGCTGTCGAGCGTTGACCTGCGAAATACCAAGGGCATCAGCCAAGTCCTTGGCGGTCTTAGCCCCTGCTCGATATGCATCCACAGTCTCGCTGAAGGCGGTGGCCGGACGGCCTATCTTTGGTTGGGCCGCCTCGGTTTGGCCGTTTCGAGAGAGTTCGTAGCTCTCTTGGAATGAGGTGTACCAATGCTCGGTGCCATTGGCCTTGAACCGATCTATCGAGAACGACACTGGTGGGAACTTAGGCCCATGGGTCCACTTTTTGCATTCCAAGGTGTAGCGACGCCTGAACACCTGCATGGGTTCATCGTCGTCGTCCTTCCAGCGCCCTTGCCAACGACACCGTGCTCGGTCCTGGTTCACATCCGACCCGGCGACCGAGCCATCTGCGTGGCCCCAGTTCATGCGGTCAGCTCGATTTGGGTGAGCGAGGGTGAACGTCGGAGTCCCGATCTGGTCTACGGCACTCCAGAAGTTGGAGTCACGGTCACGGATACCACTGTCGTTAGCCATACCAAGCAGGGCCTGATGGCTGTCCAAGATGACCGCGACGGCGTCAATGGCACGCTCGGCCACTCCCGCGGCAATGCGAGCCAGGGAGCGACCCCCTGTGTCGTACATGACGATCGGGTAAGGTGCGCCGCGGTGATCGATTTTCGACCCCCTGCTCAGCTCATCCAATGCCCGCGCGTGGAACTGGGCGAAGGCATCTTCGCCAGCCACGTACAGGACCGGCCCGGTAATTCGTGGAAAGCAGCCGGGGATGACTTCCTTGCCCGTCACAATGGATAGAGCGAGCGCTCTCGCCATGGTTGATTTACCGGCTTCGTTCGGCATGACCAGGATGGTGTTCGCGGCAGGGAACAGGCCCGATACCAGCATGTCATTCGATGGGTTGGCCGGGGCGACCGTTCTGAGGTCAATGCCTCCGGTTAGTGAACTCTCGGCCTCCAGCATGGCCTCAACCGCCGCGATGGTGGAAAGGCGCCACGTCGGGCCATCAAGCGAACTGCCATTGAGGTGTGCCCGGTCGATTTCTGCTGCCGTCTTTGCGATTTTGTCTCGATTACTGAGCCCGAGTTCAGATGTCGAACGGAATAGATGCTTGCCGCGATGACTGATGGCGATCTCGGCATGGGGTGAGCTGATGGCAATAGAGGCATTGCGGAAGATGAACACCGACTCAGATGACGGGATGGTCACCTTCCATCCTTGGCCGAATCTCTCGACAGTGGTCTCTGGGTCGGTCATCGGTTGTACGCTGACGCGATGGTCGCCCGTGCCTCGTG